TAAATAACCCGAGCCAACCGTTGACCAGTCAGCGCAGCCGACTTGCCAGCAACAAACGGATTGACATTGTGGGAAGTAGAAACATTCGACATTTGAGGTACCTATAGAATCTAGTTTGATGGTCACGACAATTCGTGATTGCATCCAATATGACCCATTAGTTTAGGCCATATTAGGACAATCTCAAATCATAGCTTTGCGCCAGATACGAAACTCAATTTGGCTCATGCCGCGCTTTGAATAGTAATTCCAAGCCCAAATTGTGCCATGAGTTTGGACAGTATCAGCGAACAAATCAGAGAAACGAATGGTTTGATTGCCTGACATATTGAATCCTTGCGTGTATGTGTGAGTTAGTTTTAACTAAAGTCAGTTCAAAACTCCGAACCAACATCGATAGTCTAGTCCCCCCAAACCTGTATCCAATCAGTACAAACCCTATAGTTGCAACCAAATGTAACAAACTCTCTGCTGTCCCAAACCTCACTGCGAATCATTCTCATTCGCATTCAATGTTAGTGTTTACTAACCAGTAAAAATCTGGGAGGGGGTGAAGGCTTTTTTGGGGTTTGATGGCAGCTTTGTCCTATACAGACTCATCCATTTTTCTAAACTTTTTCAACTGCCTCTACCAAAACAACTTTCACACCAATTTTACTAACCTAGCTACGCCTGCAAATAGCTCTAGTTTACTAACCCCAATTGAAACATTATAGTCTTGGTTTATACTAACCTCAGTCGAAAAAATTTTGGAGAAAATTATGAGCACCGGCCCCACATCCACAGAATCTCGCGCACTAGAACTTCTCGGACAAGGTATTGGTCCTGAGATGGTCGCATCTGCGCTAGGAGTCACAACATCCGCAATCAGTCAACTTCTAGCCCGAGAAGACTTTGCGCTAGCTGTAACTGAACGTCGCTTCCAATCTCTTGCAGCTCACAATACTCGCGATCTCGCTTATGATAAGCTAGAAGATAAATTATTAGAGAAGCTTGAGAATGTGCTTCCAATGATGTTTGATCCTCTAAAAATCTTACGAGCCCTGCAAGTAATTAATGGAGCAAAGCGTAGAGGAGCAGCCGCGCCAGATTCCACAATCCAGAAACAACAGATTGTCCAATTAGTTATGCCTTCTGTAGCTCTCCAACAGTTCACACAAACAAATAATCTCACAATGAATATCCATAATCAAGTTGTAAATGCTGGCGGCCAAGACCTAATTACTGTACAGTCCGCAAATATGGACAAGCTTTTAGGTGCCGCTCGCTCCGCAAAGTCATTAACCTATGAAAGTCAACCAAATGTCGCATCCTCCCAGCCCGGCTGAACTTGCAGAAGTACAAAAGATTGTGCACGAGGTAGAGATTGTGTCTCGTCTGCAAATCCTTTTCGGCTGCCCAAAACTTGAAGCAGCTAACAAATTTGCAGCTCACAAACATTTGCTCGCAATTCAACTGCAGCTTTCTCGTAACCAACTAAAATGAGCCAGCAATCTCTCACTGAGCGTTTAGGTTTTGGTCCAGAACCTGCTTTAGACCCCCCAGACACAATAACTGATGGCGCATTTGATGCATCTCAGGTAGAACAAGCAGCCAAAGAGTCATTAGATTTCTTGGCTGCCTTAGTTATGCCTACAGTTTTCAAGTATCTTTTTCCAATTGTCTTCAAGTCCATCTGGGCTTGGCTAGTTTCCTACATTCATCGCATCCGTGATTTTTCTCAACTCGCAATTGGCTTGCCGCGCGGGTTCGGAAAAACCATGGTGATCAAACTTTTTGTCATCTATTGTGTATTCTTCACCAAAAAGCGTTTCATCCTCATAATCTGTGGTACTCAGACCAAAGCAAACAATATCATAACTGATATTATGTCGATGCTTTCGGAGCGTAATGTTCTAAAAGTGTTTGGTGACTGGAAGATTGGAGCCGAAACCGATAGGCAAGATCTGAAAAGATTTGGTTTTCGTGGCCGCAACATAATTATTATGGGAGCTGGCGCACAATCAGATATTCGAGGCATTACATTAGAAAACGAGCGCCCAGATGTAATGATTTTTGATGACATTCAGACGCGAGAAGATGCAGACTCTGAAGTAGTTAGCAAGAATCTCGAAACTTGGATGGTCGGTACTGCAATGAAAGCTAAGTCACCTCATGGGTGTCTCTTCATTTTCATTGCTAATATGTATCCCACCAAGCATTCTCTTCTCCGCAAGCTGAAATCTAACCCAACCTGGATGAAGTTTATTGCAGGTGGCATTGTAACCGATCTGCAAACTGGAGAAGCCCGCTCACTTTGGGAAGATCTGCAACCATTGCACCAGCTATTACGAGAATACGAAAATGATATGGCAATGGGGCGGCCAGAAGTTTTCTTTGCAGAAGTTCTCAACGACGAAAACGCTAGCGTAAACAACCTCGTAGACTTATCTAAGCTGCCTCGCTATTCAATCCCAGACGATGAAATCCACCAAGGCAATTTCATCATCATCGATCCTGCAACAGATAAAGCAAATGCTGATGCAGTGACAATTATGTATTTTGAAGTCCATGATACAATTCCTGTCTGTAAAAAAATTAAAGAAGGAAGACTATCCCCCGGTGACACAATTCACGAAGCCCTTAAAATCGCGTTAGCTTATAACTGCCGAGTAGTTGCGATTGAATCAAATGCTTACCAATACACCCTAAACTATTGGTTCCAGTTTATTTGTGCCCAGATGGGAATTATTGGAATTGAAGCTGTAGAAGTTTACTCCGGCACATATTCCAAAAACTCTCGGATTCTAGCTATGTTCAAACAACTACTTGCTGGCGAAATACTTGTACACCCGACCCAGCAAGTACAAGTCAATTTACAGATCAGCAGCTTTAATCCGCTCAAACGAGACAACACTGACGGTATTCTAGATTGTCTCACTTATGCTCCAAAAGTAATTGAAATGTACGGGCATCTGATTGTGGGTCAAACTACAATTGGCGAGCAAGAAGGAGCCAGGATTAGGATTCGATCTGCAGAAGAAACAAGCTGTTTCTAGGAGTTTATTATGCCAGGAAAAGTAATAGATGTGCCTGCAATATTAGATAATATTAATACTTCTCCCGCAGGAAGTATTTTAATATCCAGTTTAAAATCTGCCGGCATGCCAGATAGTATTACAGATCAAATGCTTGGAGTTGACACTCTAGGAGAATATGATCCCGCTAAAAAACAAGTAGCATTTAGTTGGCAATTAAATGATAATTTACATAACGATAGTAATTATTCTTCTAAACAAACTGCAACGGTAGGACATGAATTTACACATGCAGCTTTAGATAAAATAATGACTACTGTATATAGAAACAAAGATTTTCCACAAGACATTCGAGATCAAATTGATAAGTTCTCTAATAGTAGTTCATTTGCTCCAATCAGTAGAGCTATAAAAGCTGCAGGAAAAGATGAATATAGGGCCTCTTATGTAGAATACTATGGATTTGGTGTGGGAAATACTATTGCAAGATCTTTAAACAAAGATCCTGTAAATCCGGTGGATCACATAGACGCCTCCGCAGCCACAGATTTTGCAATTCTATCTGATTTGTATAATAGAGGCGTAAAACAAATGAATCAAAAAGTTAAAAAGGATTAATTATGTCTACCCCACTTTTCGATCACCAAGTTGCTTTCCTCAAAGATATTCCAAAACTTCTTCAATATCTCTGGGATCACGGATTTACTGTAACTGGCGGCGAACTGCTTCGCACTGCAGAACAGCAACAATTATATCTCCAGCAAGGCAAATCTCGCACCCTAGACTCTAACCATCTTAAAAAGACAGCCATTGATCTCAACATCTTTCTCGATGGTAATTTTGCAACCAAACCCCAACTCCAATCTGTTGGAGACTATTGGGAATCTCTCCATCCTCTCAATCGCTGGGGCGGAAACTTTAAAACTTTCCAAGACACTCCACACTTTGAACGCAATGTAGTCTAACCTACACAATACCATGTCTACAGCAACTCCTCTCATTCTCCCACAGAAGTCTCAGCAAGCACTGATCCAGTTTGAGCGCCAGTGTTATGGTATGCTCAACCAACAATGGAATGTGCGCGAACAGATGCGACAGATTGATCTGGCTTACATTCGTGAGATGGATTACACTTCCGAACAAGCTAGAGCAAAACTGTCTAATCGCTACGGCGATCCCACTAAATTTCAAAACGTCACAGTTCCAATTGTGATGCCGCAAGTTGAAGCTGCTGTAACTTACCAAGCTTCTGTGTTCCTAACTGGTTCACCAATCTTTGGCTGGGTTGCGCCCCCAGAGCAAGAAGATGCAGCTCTGCAATACCAAGCAATTGTTGAAGAGAATTCTATCCGAGGTGGCTGGATTCAACAGTTTCTTGTAGCATTCCGAGACATGTTTAAATACAATCTCGGAATTGTAGAATGCACTTGGGATCGGCAAGTCACTGCAGCAATCGAAACTGATACAAACTTTGGAACTGAAGGTAAGCCAAAAGAAGTTATTTGGCAAGGCAATTGTGTTAAGCGCTGGGATCCCTATAACTCTTTCTGGGATTCTCGCTACAAGCCTACAGAAATCTATAAAAACGGTGAGTTCTGTGGCACAACTGAATTAATGTCTCGGGTCCATCTTAAGAAATTTATCAATGAGTTGCCTGATAAAATGGTTGCCAATGTTGTGGCAGCTTTTGAATCGGGTCTCGGATCTAATGCAGCCGGCGGAGTTGGAGGTATCGAATCTTACTATCTACCTGCAATCAATCCTGATGCTCTGATGCAAAAGGATCCGCGTAGATCTACAGATTGGATGTCTTGGGCAGGTCTTTTGCAGCGTCCGATTGGTGAGATTTCATACAAAAACTTGTACGAAGTCACAACTCTTTACGCTCGTATTATTCCCCAGGATTTCCTTCTCAAAGTTCCCTCAGCTAATACTCCACAGGTGTGGAAGTTTATCATTGTCAATCACCAGGTTCTGATCTATGCAGAACGGCAGACTAATGCACATAACTATCTTCCCACATTATTTGGCCAGCCGAATGAAGATGGTTTAGCTTACCAAACTAAGTCTCTCGCCGCCAATGCTAAACCTTTCCAAGAGATTGCTTCTGCATTAGTAAACTCTGCGATGGCAGCCAGGCGTCGTGCAATCTCTGACCGTGGAATCTATAATCCTCTCTATATTTCTGAAGCTCACATTAATTCAGATTCCCCGACAGCTAAGATTCCGATGCGCCCAGGAGCTTACAACAAGAATCCTTCTGACGCTTATTATCCTATTCCATTCCGTGATGACCAATCTGCTGTAGCTTTCCAAGAGTTGCCTCAGATGTTTAACATGGCCAATCAAGTCAATGGCCAAAACCAAGCTAAGCAAGGTCAGTTTGTAAAAGGTAATAAGACTCAACACGAATATGAGTCTGTGATGGCAAATGCAAATGGTCGAGATCAGACTACTGCAATGCTTCTCGAGGCCCAACTCTTTACTCCGCTCAAAGAGATTATTAAAATCAACACAGTGCAGTATCAGCAAGGGACTGAAATCTATTCTCAGTCTCAAAATCGTGTTGTTAAAATTAATCCCATTGAGCTTCGTAATTCGTTTGTAGCATTTAAAATCACTGATGGTTTAACTCCTACAGACAAAGTTATCTCAGCCGATGAGTTTGCTGTAGCTATGCAAACTATTGGGTCCTCGCCGCAAATCTCTGCAGCCTATAATATTGGTCCGATGTTCTCGTATCTTATGAAGACTCGGAATGTTACATTGGCGCCGTTTGAGAAATCTCCTGAGCAACAAGCCTATGAGCAAGCAGTTAGTGCTTGGCAACAAACTGTAGAAACCTTGGCAAAGCAGATGGGAGATAATATCGATCCTTCTAAGTTCCCGCCGCAGCCGAAACCAGCCGATTACAACTATGTTCCCGGCCAGTCTGCAACTGCAGTAAACTCAACTAACACTGCTCCTGCCAATCTTAGCCAAGGAGCTCAATCATGATTGCAATCCCTAACCAGTTCACAACCTTCAAACTTTCTCAGGAGGAAACACTACAAGGTTCAGTTCTCAATTTTAACCAAAAAGCTGTGATCCAAAACCAGATCGCAGATGTATGTGAGCAGATTCTAGGACTATCCTACAATCCTTCTGAGCCTCTTAAGTTTGTGCAACAAGATGCAGAACTTAAAGGTCAGTTGGCAATTCTTCGTTTCATTCTTCTCCGATCTGAAGAGTCTGAAAACCAACTCAAGTCTCTTCAACAATCCTAACTTAAACTCTTGAGGTAACTAAAATGTTCCAAAACATCATGTCTCTTTTTCAAACTCCTGCAGCTCAACCTGCGGCTCCTACAAATCCTACTGGCGTAGCTAATCCTGGCCAACCGCTTCCTGGAACTCAAGCCAGCCAGCAAACTGCACCTAATGGTGTTGTTCCTCAGCTGCCTGGAGATCCTAATGCTGGCGGTGATCCTGGTAACTCAAATGCAACCCCGCTTGAACAATTTGCGGACATTTGGCAAACTCCTGCTCCTGATGCATCCCAAGATCCTTCTTTCTTTGCAAATGTAGATCCTGCAAAGTTGATGGCATCTGCGAAGAAAGTTGACTTCGCAAAGACTTTAACTCCTGAAATGTTAGCCGCAGTTGCTGCTGGTGGCGAACCTGCTCAGAAAGCCTTTGTGCAAGCAATGAATGCAGTCGCACAAACTGTGTATGCTCAAAGTGCTCTGGCTACTACCAAAATTGTAGATCAGGCACTTTCGAAGTACCAGACAAGTTACGACGCTCGTCTTCCAAACCTAGTCAAGGGACTTTCTGCAAACGAAAGTTTAGTGACTGAAAATCCCATCTTTAGCAATCCAGCCTTACAGCCTATTGTGCAAGGACTGCAACAGCAGTTTCAGCGCAAGAATCCTAGTGCTTCAGCGGCAGAAATTAAACAACAGATTTCTGCTTACTTTAATGCAGTTGGTATGCAATTTGCTCCTAAAGTTGAGCCAACTCCGCAACAAAAGGCTGCTGCATCTGAACAGGATTGGTCTGCATTTCTCGGTTAATTTTACTTCCTTTCTCTAACTTTTAAAGGTATCTACTATGTCTCTTCTTACTCCAGTTGTCTACGATGGCTCGTTGCAAAAGCAATTAGCTCTCGGAGATGTTTTAGCTCAGCGTGAAACTATTCCTGCAACTGTTGCTACTACCACTACCACAATTACTGGTGCGCAACTTGCAGCTGGTTTTATTCTTCGTAGTCATGGCGCTGCAGGCACTGACACTATTGATTCTGCGGCTAACATTATTGCTGCAATCTCTGGTGGTGTTGGTTCTAATGGTGTTCCTCCTGGCACTACTTGGCGAGTTCGTTGGTTAGTTTCCACCGCATTTGCAACCACGGTTACAGCAACTGCGAACACCGGCGTGACAGTTACCAATCCTACAGTTAATGCAAGTTCTTGCAAGGATTATTTGGTTACTGTTGTCAATGGCACTCCGGCATCTGCAGTTCAAGCAACTACAGTTTCTGGCAGCGCTGTTATTTCTGGTCTGACTACTGCGCAATGTGCTGCATTGTCGATCGGTATGGTTGTAACTAATGCAGTTGCTAACTTGCAGGCTCAGACGATTATTGCAATCAACATTGCATCTGGCACTGTCACCCTTTCTGGCAATGCTAACGCAACTAACACAACTCCTGTTGCTGTCAACTTCTCCCCGGTGATCACGCTTTACGGCATTGGTCAAGGTCTGCTGTAATCTCCAAAAACTTAACTAACTTTTAAGGAAATCTAATCATGTCCGCTGGTATTTTCACTACTGGTCAACTTACGCAAGATTTGGCAAAGAAGTCTTTTGCTGCCATGATTACGCGTCTGATGCCAAATGGCACTGCGCCTTTGTTTGGTATGACTTCTATGCTTGCATCTGATACGGCAGTTCAGGTTGAGCATGGATTCTTCACCAAGACTATGTTGTTCCCTCAGCTTACTATTGGCGCTGGTGGCCAAACTGCAGCTGATACGACTTTCACGGTTACTTCGACTACTAATGTCCTGCCGGCAATGGTGATGCGAGTTACCTCTACTGGTGAGAATATTATCATCAACTCGGTGATTTCTCCCACTCAAGTTTCTGTGACTCGTGGTTTTGGCACTGTCGCAGCTCAAGCAATTGCTGCTGCAGTTAACTGCTACCAAGTTGGTACGGCATTTGAAGAATCTTCTATCCGTCCGCAATCTCTGATTATCAACCCTGTTCGTATTACGAATCTTACCCAGATTTTCCGTAATACTTGGGCAATCAGCGATACGGTTCGTGCCACGATGATGATTGCTGGCGAAACGAATGTTGCAGAATCTCGCCAAGATTGTGCAGCTTTCCATGCAGCCGATATTGAGAAAGCTCTGTTCTTCGGCCAAAAGTCGCAAGGCATTCGCAATGGTCAACCTGTCCGCACGATGGATGGTTTGATTAACATTGTTGGTAATCTTTCTTACTATCCTTCGTACTTCTCTGCAGTCAATATCAACACTGCAGGTGCAACTACCAACTACACGCAGTTAGAAGGTTTCCTGGATCCGGTGTTCAACCAATCCACTGACCCGAAGATTGCCAATGAGCGAGTTCTGTTTGTTGGCGGCGGTGCTAAGCGAGTGATCAATAACATTGGTCGCCTGAATGGTACTTACCAAATCGTTGATGGCCAAACTGCTTACGGTCTGCAGTTCTCGACCTTTAAAACTGCTCGTGGCACTTTCCGTATGATTGAACATCCGCTGTTCAATTCCAATGTGGATTGGGCTAAGATGGCAGTTGCAGTTGATCTGTCTACTTTCCGTCTGGCATACCTGGGTGACCGTAAGACTCAGAATAAGGAATTCAATATTCCTGAAGCTGGCGATATGGATGTGACTGACAATGGTATCGATGCGGTTGGCGGTACGCTGACCACGGAAGTTACCTGTGTTGTTAAGAATCCTCCGGCTAACTCTGTTGTCTACAATCTGACTGCAGCTGCTGCTGGCTAAAAGGAGATCTATTATGACTTTAATGGTTACTATTTCAGTTCCCCAAGCTCAAAGTTTTGGCGCTAAGGTGGAAGTAATTGATCAATACGGGGATAAAGATCCTGTTGTTGCTCAAGAAGTTGAACTGCAGCCTGGTCAATGTTTCCAGCCATATCTTACAAATTGTCGCAGTTTTAAGGTAACTGAAATTCCGTTGAAAAAGGAGTAAACTATGGCAGTCATTCAACTTAATCCAGTTGGTCTGCAATCTACTGATGAAGGTTATATTTCCTCCATCACAATTCGATCTTCTGGATCTCCTGCAGTTCTGACCCCTGATGGCAATAACCAAGTAACTATGTCTGCACAAGCTGCGACTCGTTTAATTGGTGGCCAAGGAAATGGCGGCCAAAACCAAGGCCAAAACATTAAACTAGTTACTGGCTAACTAAAACTTCAATCCGGCGGATCCCATAAGAACTCCGCCAATTTTCCTGGAAACTACAATCATGTCTACACTCACCGTCTTTCGTTCTACTATGCCTTCTGTAAACTACATTTACGGAGACGGCACTGCTGCTGTTTTTGTTAATGGCACTTATTACACTGATCAGCCTGACCGTATTGCAACTTTGCAGTATGAGATTGCTAAAGGCCATCCGCACATTTATCAGGATGCTGATGAATCTAAGCGCACGATTGATTCTGAAATGCTGAATCCTGAAATAGCTACTCGCGCTCGCTACTATCAGGAATTTCTGGCCGAGCAGGCAATGCAAGCTGCTGCCGGCGATCCTACCAAAGATCTCGGCAATACTGAACAACAGCCTCTCAAACCCGCAAGCTCTGTAGATATTGCACCTGCAGCTTCTGGCGGCAATGGCCAAATGTCTGCAGCAAAATTGGTTGATCTGGCCAATCTCAAAGTTGGCAGCTAAGGAATAGTTATGACTCTGACCGAACTCATTAATGAAGTTTACAACTTAACAGGACGGCCTGATCGGACTTCAGAAACGAGTTCGGCCATTAAGTCTGCAACCTTGAAGGCTCACCAATCCAATTATTTCTACAAAGACATTTTTGAAACTGGTTTAGCCTTCAATTCTGCAGACTATGTACAGAGTTTAGACTATCGCTCTCTCATCCCTCGCTATCGTGCAATTAAGTACTTGCGTAAGTACGATCTGGCTAACAATGCTCCAGGCAAAGAGTTAGATCTTATTGTGCCAGAGAACTTGTTCGATGCCTACAAAGTGCAGAAACAAGATATCTTTTATGTAGCTGGCGCATACATCCAGATTAATTCAGCCACTCAGGAACAATATTATCTATTTGGCTGCTATCTCAATCCAGATATTACGGATGCTGGATATACCTCTTGGGTAGCTTTAGATCATCCTTACGCAATTATTTTTGATGCAGCAGCTACAGTTTTTAAAGCTATTGGCAAAGATGAAGAAGCTAGTGCTTATAGAAACTTAGTTGCTGAACAGATGGCTATGTTGGCCTCTTCTAATATTGTTGCAAACGGATTCTAGAAAGGTTTGTTATGACTTCTTTATTTGGCGGTAGTCCAGTTGTTAATGTAAATGTTAGTGGCACTTTGGTGCCTCAATCTTTTACAGCAACTGCGGGACAGACAGTATTTAATCTGTCTGGATTTACATATACGGTAGGTACTAATAGTCTATTGGTGTTTGTAAATGGTACTCGACAAATTCTTGGTAGAGACTTTACAGAAACTTCTAGCTCTTCCTTTACACTGGTAGAAGGTTGTGTTGCTGGAGATTTTGTAGATGTTATTGGGTTTCCTCAAATTACATTAGCAGCCCAACAGATGGCTGCTAATATTAGTTTTCAAAACTCTACTGCAGGGGCTTTACTTACCAATGTAAGTAAAAAACTGCAAAGTATGGCAGTAGATATTGTATCTGACTTTGGAGCAGATCCTACTGGAAGTTTAGACATTTCTATTGCATACCAAAATGCAATTAATAGTGGAGCTTCTGTAATTACAGCTCCCCCAGGGGCCAGATTTCTAATTGCTAACTCTATCGTTTTAAGCTCTGGGCAGACCCATATAATGTATGGAGTAACGTTTACAGGCTCTGTAAATATGTTTACTCAAACAGGGCCTGTCAGTAATTTAAACTTTTTTGGCGGAACATTTAATGGAGTCGCAGGTGCTGGTAAAGCATTTTACAATGCTAATGCTGCTTACTATTTAAATGGATGCGTTTTTAGAGGGATTGCTTTTAATCAATCCTTATCAGACTGTATTTATGGCACTCCCATTCTTTCCACTGTAGAAGACTGTTTTTTCGGAACTCCTGGAAATATTAGAGGAGCCCAACATAGGCATCTGTTTCTTGCAGGATCTGCAATTGCAGGTACTGCAGTTAATGCCAATTTGTTTAAAAATAACAGATTTAACAGAGCCACTTCAGGCAATCCTTCCACTTTTATTCAGTACGGCTCAAGCAATACTTTTGAACGAAATGACTGGGAAAATAATGATGGACAAGCACTGCATGTAGATGGAGGAGGAGTAACTAACTTACTATGCAACTGGACAGAGTCTAATGGAGGGACTTATCAGTACTACTTTGAATGCACTGCTGCCATAACATCTTCCTTATATTATAATAATTGCATTAATTGGTTTGGCGGAACTGTCAATATGTTGGTAGCAGGAAATACTGCTATCTTTTTCTTAGACTCTAATTCCCTCAATCTTAACATGATCGGAGGAATGGTATATACTAATCAGGCCGGAGCAAAAATCACCGTTGCCTCTACAGGAAATAATGGGGGCATTAATACCTATAAAGGTGTTAACAATTATTCTAACTCTTTCACTGAAACCGGCCTTAGCTTATTTTCTAATGGCAGCAATGGATTAAATCTTCAAGACAAAGGATTAGGAATTAGTTTGTTTGGAGTTCAGTCTACAAATGGGCAGATAAATACTGGAACTGCTGCTGCCTCTCCATTCAATAATACTACCGCTTCAGCGTCTAATCTTTTTGTGGCTTCTAATGGAGTATTACAAAGGTCAACTTCTGCTAAAAAGTATAAAACAGATATTAGAGATTTAGAAGAAATAGATTTAGAATTGTTTAGACCTGTAAGGTATAAATCTTTATGTGTTGGAGACGATCCAACTAAAGACCATTTTGGACTAATTGCTGATGAAATCGACTCTGCAGGATTAAAAGAACTAGTTTTGTATGGAGAGACTGGGCAAGTAGAAGGTCTGCAGTATGAAAGAATTACCGTAATCTTAATTGGAGCACTCAATAGGCTAAAGAAAGAGTTTGAAGCGTATGCCAAAACGCATCCATAAATTACAAGGAATAATTAATCATGACTACTCGCGCTAAAGGTATTACATTACCAGTCTGGTCTAATGTACGATTTACTAATGGATATTTTGAAGTTAGTTCTACAACAGATTTTTCTTCTAATGCTAGCTACAAATATTCATATGACGGTATTAGTCCGATTACGGCAACTGCACCAATAGCTGCTGCACCGCAAGACCTAAATGTTACGGGACAGAATGCTAGTGGCAGCTTTGGTAATGTTGGAGGAGCCGTAAAACTTACTACAGGTGTGGGCAGTTTAGGTAATGTCAGTGGCAATGTTATTATCAAAGATACAGCAGGTAATGGTGGCGGCTGGAATACGGCACATCCAGTACTTGGAACTTATCACATCTGGTTAGATGCTACAGGTCGATTGAGAACTAAAGTCTCAGTACCTACAAGCGACACCGATGGAATCGTAGCTGGTTTTGATTTAACAGCTTCTGTAGTTTATGATCCTCCAAGTTTGGTGGATGGTGCGGGCACAACTACAACAGTTACAGTTGCTGGAGCAGTTTTAGGAGATTTTGCGATTGTCTCTTTCTCTCTGGATCTGCAAGGCATTACAGTAACTGCTTATGTTTCTACTGCTAACACAGTATCTGTGCGCTTTCAGAATGAATCTGGAGGTACATTAGATCTAGCCTCTGGGACTTTGCGAGTCAAAGTAATTAAGCAATAAGAGATTACTATGGCACAAATTACATATCGTGCTAATCTGTCTGCAAAATCGTTCCCTTTTCTGTCTCAGAATTGGGGACGATCTGTTATTGTGCCTCAGTATGATAACACATTCTCTCGACAGTTAGCCTCTCAGGAAGATACAGACAAAGATGTAGGCTTACCTCAAGTCTATTATTGCCATAATGTAATGCCACAAGCTCAAGGTTTTCAATCTGTGGGCTATACTACATTACAGGCTGGCAGTGTTTTATCCTATCCTGCCTCAGATATTTTTATTGTCAGAGATAGCAGTGGTAATGCAGTATACTTGATGAAAGATACTGCAGGTAATATCTATCGACAGTCTTCTGGCAGCTGGGTGTTTGTTCAGAATGTTGGCACACAAACTGTAACCACAGCCTATGTAGCTGGGATTACATATATTTATGTAGCTACGGTTGGCTGCTATAAATACGATTTCAGTTTAAATGCACTCACTGCAGTAACTCTTACAGGTTTAAGTACTGCAACAATTCTTGGTATTACATATTCTGCAGGTTATTTAATTGCTTGGTCTAGCAATTCTGTGGCCTGGTCGTCTACAATTGATCCGACAGACTTTACTCCTAGCTTAACTACAGGAGCTGGCGGCGGCAGTGTGGAAAGTTTGAGAGGCACAATTACTTGCTGCGTTGCACATACTTTAGGCTTTATTGTGTACAGCACTGATAATGCAGTTGCCGCATTATTTACTTCTAACGCTAAGTATCCTTTCCAATTCCGAGAGATTGTTGCTTCGGGCGGATTGTCTAGCGCAGCTCAAGTAAGTTTTGATGCCAACTCTGGAAATCACTACGCCTACACTACATCAGGCTTTCAGTTAGTTTCAACGTCTCAAACTCAAACCATCCTGCAAGAAGCTACAGACTTTATTGCGGGCAAACTGTTTGAAGATTATGACGAGTCTACAGATACTTTCTCTGTAACTGTCTTAACCTCTACGCTACTAAAGCAAATTAATTTAGTTGCAGATCGTTATTTAGTTGTGTCCTATGGAATCTCTGCGCTCACTCATGCAGTTGTATATGATCTAACAGATAAGCGTTGGGGTAAGTTAAAGATTACACACGTCAAATGCTTCGAGTATAAGTTACCTGCCGCCGGAGTTACTGAGATCCCGCGCCAGAGTATTGCATTCTTAGGCTTAGATGGTTCGATTAAATCTGTAGACTTTTCTCCGGCCTCTACAAACTCCAGCGGTGTAATCTGCTTAGGTAAGTATCAATTCCAGCGAGCTCGATTGATTCAGTTGGACGAAGTCAATGTAGAGAATATTCAACCTTCTGCAACTTTTTCTGCCTACGCTCTGTCAGCAATTGATGGCAAGAATCAAATTAAATCGTCTTTAGGTTTACTCGCTTCTTCAGGACTCTACCGTAAATATGGCTCTCGTGCAATCGGTATTAATGTTAGCTTAGTATTTAAAGGTGCCTTTAACCTGGTGTCTTTGGTGCTGGCTTTTAATATTCACGGCAAGCGGTAAGACCTATGTCTACAATCCAATCCTATTCTACCAATCTTGGCCTCAGTGCTATTCCTGAGATTCCCCAAGATAAGTATCCTGAAATCTATTCTGACAGCCTTCGAATCCGAAATGCTCTCAGGAATCTACAGTACGCTTTAGATCAGTATACTGGCGCGCTCAGTCAGGATTCTACACTATGGTCTCAATTAGATATTGTGGATACTGTGCGTATAGGAGGAATGACTAAAGTCTATGCAATTGCTACAGATACTTTAGTTGCAGGGAATATTGTTAATCTCTACAACTCTAGCGGTTTACGGGCTCAGTTAGCTAACGCAACCAACAATACCAAACCCGCCCGTGCAATTTGTACAATCGGTGGAGCAATTGGCGCCTATGTGGAATGTATTCTTCTTGGTGCATCTTCAGCTATTGCTGGATTAACTATTGGGGTAGATTACTATCTCTCGACTACTTCTGGCCTAATTACTTCTACAGCTCCAGCAACCGTAGGAAACATTGTACAAAAGCTTGGATATCCTTTAGGGGCCAATAGATTCTATTTTAACCCTTCTCAGACTTGGACACAACTATAATCTAACCCCGCTTGTATAAACTAGGCACTGTGTTTTATAGTCCAAACTGCTAAATCTCAGAGAGGAATAAAATGGAAGAGAGACTGGCTAGATTAGAAAAAACTGTTAAGTCTCTTGAAGACGGCTTAGCAACTAATACAGCGCTAACTAAGAAGATTCATGAAAATCTTTCAGACCTTGTAGATCTTATGGAGGTCGGCAGATCTGGAATGAAGGTGTTAGAATTTCTGGGCCGCCTGGCCAAACCTCTTGTGGCCATTGCAACTTTCTGTGGTGTGGTATTTGCACACATCAAAGCTGGTGAAATCTGGTCTACATTCGTAAACTTTTTTAAATAATCTAGGAGCTCATTGTGGCAGCTACTGATGCAACTAAAGCAGATCCTATTTCAGATCTGACTAGTATTCTGAATCTCATTAACGGAACTACTTCAACATCTACAACCAGTTCTAATATCTCAGAAGAAGGTGTTACAGAGTTAGTTAATCAAATTCTTCGTGGCAGTTCTGGACTGGCAGCTACGGCTTCTGGTCAAAAGTTGTCTGGGCTGTATAACTCTTCCACGAATAGTTTGCTGATTAACGATTTGGTTACTTCCACTGCAGCCAAAGTTGCAGCGGCTAAAGCTGGCACAACCACTACAACTTCTTCGCCTGCGAAACTTAGTACCTCTAGCGCGCTCAAAGCCTTAGCTGGATTAAGTGCTGTAAAAGCTCTTAAATCTGCTAAAGATAAGCAGAAGCAACAGCAGCAACAGTCTCAAGGAAATTCTGATAGCAGTGACAATTCTGTCAATGAGAAAGGTTTGCAAGATGATAACTCTTCTGATGGCATTGATCGTGCATTAGAGTCCCCAGAAGATATGGGATTACATGATCTTTCTGATCCTACAGATTTGTCTGGGTTAGGTGGAGATCTTCCTACAGTAGATGAATTCATGAACGATTTGTTAGGAGAAAATACTTCTTCTGACGAAACTAGTTCTGAAGACACTAGTGACGACTATACTGGAGACCTAGATAGTTACGACGAACAGGATAACTATTTAGACACTTTAGAGGATGATGGACAGAGCTAATTAGCTTTTGTCTCCTGCATTCTATTAGGATAAATTATGGCTAACCCCACAGGTTTAGATCTTGCCTCCATTCTATCTTCTACGGCAGACACAATTACTGATCTGGCTTCTGGAGCCGTTAGTCTACAAAAGAATGCCAGCAGTTCGGAACAGATTGCAAATGATGTTGCGGATGCTCAAACTAAAATTGGGCAAAATAGTGCACTAATCGAGAATGCTAAGCAGACAGCTGCATTAGCTACTCAGAACGCTAGACTGAAAGCTGCTAATACTTTCGGCACCAACATTGCAGATCAAGGTGAAAAGATTACTGCGCTGTCGAATACTATTAATCAGCAGTATGTAATTAAGCAAGATGCTTTAGCTGAGATTGCTCGTAAGCATCAGACCAGCTTTTTAGATGATCCGCTGGAATGGATTATTAATCGTTATTCAGTTAACGATGATATTGATCGTGCCAATGATGCGGATGCTCAATTGAATGCAGCAACTAGACAGATGCAAGAACTTAATGTTCTGACATCTTCTACAATTGCGGTGCAGAATGCTATTGATCAGCCGATTACTGAATCCAGTATTGCAGCTTCCACAGATAACATTGCTCGCAATGCTCAGATCCAAGCAGATCAAGCTAAACTGGCTGGGCTGAAATATAATACTGAAGGCATTCAAGCCGCTCTGAATACTTCCAAAGAAATCAATAGTCTTAAGTTCTCTGCTTTTGGAGCAGCAGCTCAGCAGCAGAACATTGAGATTGCGCTTGCCAATTTGGCTTTGCACCAACAAGAGTTTGATTGGAAGAAGGAAGAGAAGAAGAAAGGCGAAGATGCTGATTCTCTTATTATCGATCAGATTAATAAGGGCCGTCAGATTCGTATGGGCGCCAATGCAGATCTTTTGGTGCCTGGATCTCCTAAAGCTTCTCAAGTTATTGGGCTGCTTAAATCTGGTTCGCCGATTGGTAAGCAGTTCCAGGATGATTACTTTGCTGGCGAGAATGGAATCTTAGCCACTTCTCCTGCAAAGGCTCTTGATATTGTTTCGACACTGCCAACTAATCTCTCGCCCGCTCAGATTCCTGTTGTGAATCTAATCAAATCTGCAGGCGCAGAGCTGTACGCATTAGCCGACAAGCCTGGATCTGGTGTAACACTGGCTCAGTTAAAGAATCCTGCAGAACGTGACGCATTAATTAATGCCCGCGTAAAGCAGTTACTTGACGAGCAGGCTAAGAATATCAAGCCCGGTGATCCTGACAATGTCTATAACATTGGATCTCTTCGCGCCAACATTGGAGCCAGCCCAGTTCTGCAATCTTTGCCTGTAGTTCAGAAGGTTCTTGCTCCTGCAATCGATGCAGGTTTAGATACTTCTGATCCCAATAAAGTATTTGCTACAGTTGCACAGGCACTGAAGTCTGGACAGCTGAATTACAAGGAAGCTCTGGAACTGGTTACAGTTTACCATGTGGCTGTAGATACTAATCTGGCCGCAAAGAACTTTCCTAATCTTGGTTTACCTCCTGTGTATTCGTATAAGACATCTATTCAGACTCAGCCGAATGCAGCATTTGGAGGTAAAGAGATTGTGGACTTGACTAAAGCTGATTTAGTTGGCAGAGCTTTTAATAAGTATTTAGCCAATGCAGCTGCTTCTACTGCCAGTATGTTCACAGATCCTGGAACGTTTACTAATCCTAATACTCCTAATTCTAACTTCAATCTTGAAGCCATTAGACAGGCTCGTAAAGATAACATGCCTTTACCAGATGATTTGAATTCTCCAAACATCTACAATGATTCTCCAGAGTATTGGAAACGTGTGCGAGAAGCTCAAGCTGCTGCTCGTGGAGGTAACAAATAATGCCTAACTTTATTGGCGAAGACGGTACTTTGCCTGACGAAACTCAGATTCCTTCCTATCTGTTAGCTGCCGATAACCATAACATTGGTAACTCTCGTGGGGGATCTTGGCTTGAACCAGATACCTGGGGCGACAAACTAGAAGGTGCTGGCAAACTTATTGCTACAGGTATCCTCTCCGGCGCCAACTCTTTCTATAATACCGGGGTAACTGTAGCTAATTGGTTTGGAGCAGATGCTGAGCTATCTGACACTAAATCTTTTATCTCCAATCTGGACGATGATTTAGGAGTGTATTATGGCGAACATCGACAAGCTGCAGATCTTGTTGGGTTTATTGCTGGATCGCTTATTCCAGGTCTTGGAGGAATTAAGATCTTGAATGCTGGACAGACAGCTTTAAAAGCTGCATCTGCCACTGGCCGTTTAGGATCTAATCTCTCTCGCGCCACAGGTCTATTAGTTCCGCAGACTGAAATGTACATTGCAGCTGCAGCTAAAGATATCAGCTCTGCAGCAGCCACTTTTTCTTCCATCTCTCAGAACGGAATCAAAGCGCTGGCTTCTGGAGTTGGCCAGAATTTCTTGGAAGGTATGGCATTTGAAACTGCCGTACAAGCCACAATGTTTAAGTCTCCTATCTTAGAGCAGCAAGATGGCTGGGACATTTTGAAGAACATTGCTATCGGTGGCGCAGTTCAAGGTGCAATTGGTGGAGCTTTCTCTGCAGCTAGTACATTAGGAAAGATTAAGAAGCTTGTTGGAATTGCAGACAAAGAAGTTAAACCTTTTAGTTCTCGTGTAGTTGCTGAGTCTGGAACTTCTCCTGCAGATAAAATCATTCTGATGACAGAAGATCGTACTCTGTCTGAAGCCCCCGTTGCAGGTTCTGAAAACTTTGCGGCTCAAACTGAAGCATACACAGATAAGCTACGCCGAATTGATAATGACATTCGTACTCAGTATCATGAGCTTGTGAAAGGAAACGATACTGAGCTTGGCAACATGCTTGCTGATGCGCATCAAGGTTTAGATCATACAGTTGCACTTCAGAACCTTTTAGGTGCTGAGGAAGTTACTCGGCTGGGAACTTTGACAGCAGTTGAGCGAGAAGCCAATGCTGCAGTTAAAGCAGGTAAAACTCCTGAACCTGGTAATGTTGTCAGCTATCTCAAACTAACTGGGGAAGGGGCAGGAACTGTTTCTGATTCGGCTCCGACGATTGCTAACTTAGCCGATCGCGTAAGTACAGCAAAAGATGTAACTACTGAGGCTCGTGTACTTTCTGAGGTCCGTGACTACAATTTCAAGCCTGGTCAGAACTGGAACGCTTTAGCATTACGAGGTGAGAATTCTCATTTAGAGGCCGAAGCTCGCTACATCTGGGCTGACAAAGTACTGAAAGAAATTAAGCCAGACACGCTAGTTAACCAATACGATCTTCCTGTACTTGAGCGCGCACTGAAAGATAAGACATTAGAGTTCAAACTTGTGGACGATGCAGGTGGAGTTCTAAAGAATAGGTTCATGTCGACTCGAGAGTTAGAAGCTCACATTATTGAAGCTAAGCAGACAGCAGCTTCTGAGCTTTTGCGCACTCATGTGTTTGAAGGTAACATTCCGGTCGAGCAAGGAACTCAAGCTATTGCTAAGATTGTTAACACGAAACTAGCTAGGCTTGAAGGTACTGTAGGAGACGACAGCAAAGATTTCTTCGCCTGGCAATCTGCTAACGAAGAATATAAACAATTCCTGGCCGCCCGGAAATTGCAAGTTGCGGCCAATGAATCTGGCGACACTCGATTCTTACCCACGTATGCAAAGATTGGAAGGAGAACTAAAGATTTCACAGACCTAGATGGTAATGTTATTGATGGGATGACATGGATCAAAACTCAACAGCAGCTTTTAAAACAAGCCACTGATCGAGTTGTTGCCAAATACACTGGAGATCTTTATGCTCAACTACCTGAAATCTCGGATGCTGAATTACTTAACGCAAATCGTTACGGCGCTGGTGCCACAATGGCCGGCTTTGCTAATGGCGGTTATGGGAGTTTGGAATCTAAATTACAGTATGTAGGCTCTCGTACTAAAGATCTTAAGGTAGCTTTTCGTAAAGACACTGAGACCCTCATGCAGGGTCCATTGTATGATCTGCTATCTAATCAAGAAGCAGCAATCGAATGGTCTACAATTAATCAAAAGATTACTAGGTCTGCAGATCAGTGGGTTCGTCATACTGAAGGTGCCGGTGATGCTGTTGAAGAGTATTTGATTTCAAAGACTGCGGCTAAGAAGTATGTAGATGATAGCGGTGAACTTGATTGGGATTCGTTATTTGCTGAAGCTCCGAACGATCTGATCCAGATTAAGAATCCTGCAACTGTCGCCGCTGTAGATAATCACATCGCTCGTACTGGTGCCCGCACACAATCTTACCAAGAGCTCCGTGCAACTCAAGGGTATGAGAATGTGCGAGATACTTCTACTTTCCAGCCTATCCGACCTAACTTTAAAGACTATCCATTCATTGCTTTTGTTCGAGATCCAAAGGTGACCCAAACTGGGCATACCACAATGATCTTTGCGAATAGTGAATCTAAGCTGCAAGAGTTAATTAATAAGGTACCTGGAGAATTTGAGGTTGTAACTAAGCGAGACGTGGAAGATTTCAAACGTGCGCGCGGTGAGTACGAATATGCTCGCACCTTAAATGAATCTAATATCAACAGCCAGCTTAAAAAGACTGGTGCGATGTCTGAGTTCTTTACTCACACAGATCCACAAAAGATAGTTAACGATATTCTGCAGCAACATCTGCGAGAAGATGATACGTTAGCTGTAGAACTGATGCGTGCTAAGTATCAGAAAACTTTTGACTGGCTGGAAGATCAAGGCGATGCTTATACTAAAGTGTCTGCATCTAAGCTCGGTTCTTATTCTGATCGTCTAGAGTCTGCTGGCAAGAATCCATATTTAGACTATATCAAAACTGCATTAGATATTTCTAAAGCATCTGAGCATCCTTGGCTTTACGGGTTTAACAAACTTCTGGATGGCGCAGTTAGCCGAGTAGTTGGCAATATCTCTGACGTTTGGAATGAATGGAAAGCTCCATTAGATACAGCAAAGGTTGATCAGATCAATAGTTTGCTGGATAAGTATGGAATGAATACAGGGTATAAAGATGCAGCCACGCTATTGTTAGCTGACCATGCCGCACCTAAAGGTGAGCTGACTAAGTTTATCCGAGGCGCAAATGCACTGATGTCTAAACTTACGCTTGGTTTAGATCCACTGAATGCATTGAATAACTTTATTGGTGCAAATGTTCTGAGAGGCACAGAACTTAAACAGATCACTGATGCAATCACCGCAGGTAATACTGAGCTTGGCGGCAAGTTAGCTGACCTGGCACAAATCAATTTGCCCGGCGGCGTAGGCTCTATAACTGCTCCGACAAAATTAGTTGCTAAAGCTTTCCAGAATCTTATCCAAGACGATGGAACTCTTGTGGCTCAATATAAGGCACAAGGTTTTATTAAAGACTCGGTAGAACAGTTTAAGCAGATTCTGGATGATTTTACACTGAAAGGTACAGAGTCTGTTTCTGATCTATCTGGCCGGCTGCAATCAGCTTTCCAGAAGGCTAAACAGATTACACAAGTTGGGGAGAAGTTAACAGGTAACAAGCTGGCAGAAGAAACTAACAGATTCATTTCTGCAGATGTTATGCGTCAGTTAACTGATCTCGGAGTTGAGCATGGATTGTTAACTCCGCAGGATCAGTTGGCCTATATCAACACTTTTGTGAATCGTGTTGAAGGAAATACAATTGCTTCCCAGCGACCGCTAATGTTCCAAGGCCCGATTGGACAAGCTATCGGTTTGTTCCAATCGTATCAGTTTAATTTGATGCAACAGATGTTTCGCTATGTGGCAGAAGGTAGTGCAAAAGATTCTGCAATGTTGTTAGGATTGCAAGGCACGTTCTATGGTGTACAAGGTTTACCTGCTTTTCAGTTTATCAATAAACATGTAGTCGGTACGTTGAGCGGGAATGATAAGCATGTAGATTTGTATGACGCAACTTATGGCATTGCAGGTAAATCAGCTGGCGATTTGTTGCTGTATGGTCTGCCATCTAACTTGCTGCAAGCCAATCTATACTCTCGCGGAGATATCAACCCTCGCCAAGTTACAGTGGTGCCAACTTCGTTAGCTGATGTTCCTATCGTCGGAGCGTTCGGTAAGTTTCTTGGCTCAGTTAAAGACGCTGTTGACAAAGTTAGAGTCGGTGGGAATGTTTGGGAATCTATGTTGCAAGGCTTAGAGCATAATGGATTGTCTCGTCCGTTAGCTGGGCTGGCTCAAACTTTACAGGCTGCGGGACCAAATGGACAAGTTTACTCAACTACTTCTAAAGATAGCATCTTGTTTAGCAATGACTTTATGTCTTGGGCTACTGCTACTCGTTTGGCTGGCGGTAGACCTTTAGATGAAGCAGTCATTAATGATTCAGTTTATCGTATTCAAGCTTACCAACAATTTGATCGCGATCGAATGAAGAATCTTGGAGAAGCTGTTAAGTCAGCTACGATCCAAGGGAACACAATGAGCGAAGATCAAGTTGTACAGTTTGCTAAAGAGTATGCAGCTTCAGGAGGTAAACAAGCTGGGTTTAATAAATTCGTTATGGAACAGTTTAAGGCTGCGAATACTTCGCAAGCTGAAAAGATTGTGACAGGGTTGAAAAATCCTTTTGCACAAAAGCTGCAAGTTCTCATGGGTGGTGGAGATACTGCAGTTGGTTATGGTGATGGTATTAGTTATCAGTCTCAGTTTTAAGGAGAGTTTGGAATGAGTGCTTATCAGAATGTAATCCAAGGCATCTATACAGCTTTAGCTGCGGCTGTGCGAACGGCTATAGTTACTGTAAATGGTGCACAACTTATTGATCCTAAATCTGCAAACACTGATCCTAGATTGCAGGTAGGTATCAATCAAGAGTGTTCAGGTATCATTGCGTATTTGAATGTTACAGCGGCTTCAGGAACTGGTGGCCTACAGTTAGCGCTGGACGAGATTGATCCAGTCTCTGGGGCCACAAACAATCTGGCGATTACTTCTGCAAATACAGCTACAGGTTTGATTACGCTAAAACTTAAGCCAGCCATTGCAGCAGTTGCAGCTACTTCAACTAAAGTTGCGCAGCAGGATGTTCTGCCTCCTCGCTGGCAATTACGAGTTGTGCATGGAGACGCAAGTAACTATACTTACACGCTTGGTGTAGTTTTGTACAATTGATTTAATATTGTTTTACTCTACTATCCACTGAAAGGAGTTTATCGTGGAGCCTATATTTGCAAGATATGACAGCAACTCTATGACTGTCATGGATCCAAATAACGCCTACAATAGATTAAATGCTGCTGAAACTTTTTCAACCAAACTGTCAGTAGCAGGCGGAGGAAATCTTACAGCTCGCAGGCGGGCGGTGCAAGCTCAGTTTGCAAATGCTCCACTTATTGGAGCACCTAACTGGGCAGCAACCACAGTAGTTGCAGCAGGTAAACGAGTCAAACACAGCTCTGGGCAAATTCTATACTGCATGACTGGGGGAACTACAGGAGGAACTGAGCCCACATTTAATGCTGCACAGCCCATAGCTGATGGCACAGCGGTGTGGTGGAATATGAGTAAACGATACAAAGTTAACTCTGACGGCTATCCTGTGCCTTCAATCTCTTCTTCAACAAGTATTACAGGATTAACTGCTTATTTACTATACACAAATCAATCTCTCTACATAACGCCGACTTGTCCGAATTACATTGATTTCGGATCTGGCGCTGCAATGCAGGCTTGGCTATTTAACGACGGAGGAATTGCAAATGGCCAAGGTATGGGTGTTGGACTTCGTGGATACAATCGTGTAACAGTTTTCCGAACAGATGCACCTAAAGTTGCTTTGGGGGTTCATAACTCTGTAGGGCTTCAGTTTGAAGTTTATGTAGATGGATATAAACTAGAAGAAGATCCTACACCCTGCGTAACTGGAAATCCTGCTTATTACATTATTGACTGGTCTGCGGTAGGTGGACGCGCGATGCGAGAGTATCGTGTTGAGTGCTCTGGAAACAATAACTTTAAATCCATTGCAGTAGATAGCCAATCTGTTATCGTTCCTGGAGATTTAAAAAGCGCTACTAGAGGTATCTGGGCTAGCGACAGTTTTGGCGGTACAGTCTCTACGTATGCTACTACAACACAAGACTATCTCTCAGAACGTGTGATGAAGCGTCTAGGAATTACATTCGCTAGAAATCTTCACATCGGAGGCACCGGCTATGTTGCAGGACCGCCTACTTATTATGCAGCTGCTGACGTACTTGCCAATAATTCACAGCTTGGATGGGATGCTGATCTATGTATCTTTGGCCATGGCTATAATGACCAGGCAGCGAATGTAAATACATTAATAGCAAATGCAATTACATCTTGGCGTTTAATGCGTCAACAACAGCCTCGCAGTGTTATAGTAGTTTTAGGCCCGTGGGCATCTGCTACAGGTCCAGGAGCAAATTGGATAGCTGCTGACAAAGCATTAGCCGCACAGTTTGCTGCTTGGGGAGATTCAAACTCTGTATTTATTTCTATCTGTCAAGATCCCAATGGTTCTTGGACTACAGGGACTGGCAAGACTAGCGCACTTACTGGAGTAGGTAATAGTGATTTTTATATAGGGGCTGACGGTACTCATCCTTCTTTTAATGGAAAAGTGTACCACGAAGATCGTATTGTTGCGGCTGTAGATGCGGCTCTGGTCGCAATGGGTCGCTGAGCATTTAAATTCCAGAAACACAAAAGCCCCAAAGGACCGAAATCCGATGGGGCTTTATTACGTCTGAAGTTTTTATAGACTAGGACAGAATAATAGTTTGTGCGGCTGGAATCTCTCTCAACACTTCCAATCTACCTGCTAGAATATAACACAACTTATCTCGCTCAGCGATTGTGTATGTGCCATCTAGAATAACTTGACAATAGCTAGCAATCTCAGCGAGCTTGATATCTATCTCATCCGCCGGGTGATTAGCTAAAAGCTTTTCTAGTTTCGGATGAAGACCAGAACTAAGTTCTTCGTTCAGTGCCTGATAGCCTTTAGGGAAATAGACTACAGTTACTTTACCTGTCGAGATTGTTTGCTGTTCGCCGTAGATAGTTTCAGGCAGCTGAGCAACTAGTTCAGAGTATGGGGTGCCTTCTGCCATTACTCTTCTCCTTCTGCCTTATCGGCTCTAGCAATTGCAGCTTCATCAGTGTACTTCAAACCTTTGTACCGTTCTGACAATTTATCTGCATTCCTTTGCAACACTTCTTGATCAGACACTACATAAAGATTCTTGATTGCTTGACAAAAGAATTCCAAATCTCCCAATTCTTCCAGCAGATTGTTTCGATCCAACACTTTACCGTACACTACATTCCGCTTGAGACATGTAGATAATTCGCCAGCTTCTTCACAAACCCCACCTCGCGCATGATCTACCATGTGACGAAATGATTCTTGTTTGAATAGAGAGTACACAAACACATCGTAGCGGATTGGAGTATCATCTACGAGTACGAATCGGTTAGAGATAGTATTGTTCATAACACAACATTCCTTTCTTCATCTGTCAAATACATTGGGTTAAAGAATTTAGTAGCAGCTGTATCTACTACTCTACGTTTAGGCAAGAAACCTTTGCCCCCAGGAACCTGCTGAACTTTATCTGCCTGGATCAGATTTTGCATCAATACCACCAGATCTGAAATCTTCTCCAAATCTTTGTCTACATATTTCCATAGATCCTTGATAGTTAGAATCTGACCTGGACTATTATTGAAGGCTTGTACAATCTTGTGAGTGATATCTGAGTTCTTAGCTTTACCAAATTCGCCTAATGCTTTTGGCATTAGTTGTTCAGTATAAGTCAACAATGTGTGAGCTTCTAGAACTACTTCTTCAGTTATAGTAGTTGAGCAATATGATGCTGAAATGATTAGACATAGCTTTAATAGATGTGTGAATTTGCGATTGAAATATGATATGAATCTAGGATCTTCTGAATGAAAGCCTGCTTGATAGATTTGATCTAGCATGTGTTCGGCGCCTGGAGTTAGTTGGGCAGGACCGTAAACTTTCGATTTGATCTGAGTTAGAGTGTGTACAAGTTTGGAGGTCTCGACAGGATCAGGACGCTTAGGGAATGTAATTCGGCGATCTGATCTATCCGCATACACCAGCAACAATCGGCTGAAGAATCCTTGCCCTAGAATATCTTGTGGAAAAGCTAGAGAGAATCCTGTAGGTGTGTTGCCACCGAGAATTGAGATTGTAGGATTATTAATTTGTACTGACTTACCTGTCTTAATTCTGTTCTCATAAACTCCATTGTAGTCCCACATGTTGCCCAGCATCGAAATGAATTCAATGTTACCGTTACCAATGAAATCGTTGAACTCATCGATAGCGATAAAGATTTCACAATCGGGGCGAGAACTACCGTCTCCAAATATATTCTGATCTAGCAAGTCCTCAGGCGATAATAAACCTGATTCTGTTTCTCCTGCCAGATCTAGTAGAAACTTCTCCTTAGATGTTCGCTCAGCTGCAAACTTTTTAAACCCTGCTTCGGATAACAACATCTTCATCATCTTGATTGCAGTTCCCTTTCGAGTACCTGCGTCTCCAATTAGCATGGAGTATACATTTGGATGAAGATTGAAATGGCCGTGTTGAAAGAAATACTGACGGCCTAGAAAAGAACCTAAACCTACAATTGCAGCCCAGCGGTGAAAAAAGATCGGGGGCTCAGTATTAGCAGTATATGCTAAGTATTGAGTTATGAATGAGTTGCTGACCTCCATTGAAGTTCCCAGGTTAGGGATTGCGGATTAGGATTGTGAGGTTAGGATTGCAGCTTTTGGGCTAGCTTATCTGAAAGCTCCACCCAAGTTTTGTATTTGTGAGGGTCTGCACAGTTAAGTGCGCGATCGAGAAGTTGTTTGAACTCCGCAATGTCAGCGTTTGTTACACGTAGATGCAGTGTTGGGAATTGATTTGTTTCTGAAGGGTGTTCGTATTTGGCATAGATACTCATTCTAACTTACTCCAATAATGTTAATTCTTTTTCATCGCTGACTGTAACAGCTAAAGGCGGATGAGTTACTCCTAACAATTCAATAGCAACCACCCAACCTTGATTCAGCTTTTCTAATTCAGCTACTGAGGGTTTCCAAAAAGAAATGCAGGCGTTTGTGCCGTCTTGATATTGAATCCTTGTAATTGGTAATGCTGTACACTGTTCAATAGAGACTCCAGGAGGCGCTCCAAGAACAGAATTATTTGTAGGGTGTTGAAACTTATTCATCACTCGGTATCGCACCAATAAACTGCTGGTTTAAATTCACCTGTAACTTTATCTTTCTTGCCTAACTTAAGGCTTGCAGGTACTGTGAAGGTACGTTGAATCCCAGATACATCGCGGACACTAACTGGAATTTGCATGCAATCTCGCACTCGATTGGGCAAATCGGCTCCCCCTGTCGGATGATAACTGAAAAGGATTGAATCGTGGATTTGTGCGTGGAGTCGAAATGTGGTTGGATTCGGTAGCGCGATCTCATAAAATACTTTCAAGAACGCTTCATTAAGAGTGCGAGCGTTGAGAGACTGAGGGCAATGAGCGACATAACTATTGAGATCAAGTTTATTTTTGTCAGGATTTCCGAAACAGTGCCTTGTCCAGTCACCCTCAGATATATACTTGTCGCAATCAAAATTAGCGAGATTGTACTCAGTGTGATGGAAAGCCCTACTAGCCAGTCTCTTGTGGATTTTAATTTCTCGCTTAACCCACTCATAATAGTTACTCCTAATAGCTGGGTAAGTTCTATGGAATGCATCCAGAAGATGTTGTGCGATTTCTAGCGGACTGGTGTAAGGTAGACTCAGAAGTTTTTTGGCTTCCCAAATCTTATCTAAACCCATCGTGTCAACTAGAACTGCAGGACCCATATTGTAGTTGGCGCCGTGATTAACTCGTTTGGCAAGATCTCGGAGCTTTTTGTTTCTAGTTTTTCTAGTTTGATTGTCATAAATTTCTGGATAAGGAACACCAAAGAATGCAGAACAGTTGACGCTATGGAAATCGTCTGTTCCTGTAACTGCTCGAATGAGAGATTCGTCTCCTGCAATGTGGGCAGTATCTCTCGACTCAGCTTGTTCAAGATCGCACTCTCCCAGGTAGAAATCTCCTGAAGCTCTAAGAGTTTGTTTAACTTCTTTACCTCTAGGGATATTTTGAACTTGCAGTCCGCACCAGAAATGATGCGACTTAGAAGCCAGCCGTCCAGTGTCTGTTCCGTGGGGATTAAGTGCGTAAAGGATTCTTCCTTTGAATTCTTTAGCACCTTTCTCTCCTGCATACTTTCCAGTTTTGACTGCGTCATCATCTGTCCTTAGATAGTTGGTTTTGAGTTTGCGCAGCCCCCGAATACTAAACTCTTCTACACTTCCTGCTTCGTCGGCTGCTTTAGAAATGAACTCTAGAATGTAACCATTGAGAGGATGTCGCAGCTTTGCTTTAGCAATATCCTTTGCGCCAGTAGAATCGAGGTCGCCACATCCGAGAGCCTTCAGCAACAATTTCACTTGCGGCGGGGATCCAGGATTGAAATCTGGCACATCCACAATCTTTCGCAGCAGTGCAAGTTTCTTTTCCTCGGCCGCATCAATCTGTCGGCGCGCCTCTAACAATCTCTCCTGGTCTCTTTCTAGCCCTGTCATCTCAGCCAGGAGACAAGGAAAGACTAGAGGAAATTCCAGAAAATAATTCCTTCTTGCCCATTCAGGCAACTGTAGCATTTGCTGAATCCAGACATTTGCTGTGGCCCACGAGTCAAGACAATTGTAGCGGTAATATTCCAGCAGATCATTTGTTTCTGCAAGATCTTTCCAATATACCACTTTGCGAAGAAAGAAGGCATTAAGGAAACCAAGATCTTTTGGCAGTTCGGAATACCACGAGTGAAATAAATGTGCGGTATCCCACATCCAGTTAGCGGGAGCACTTGAGTAGCGGAGAAGGTAGGATACATCGTATTTACCATTCTGAAAAATCTTAGCTTGAGGTAGCGCACAGAACTTTCGCATCCATGCTAATGCAAACTCAGAATCAACGGCCATGCAAATAGTAGAAGTACGAATGCTGCCAGTGGTAGGGCACACAAAGACAGCAGTAAAACTAATGCAACGGATGACAAGATTTTCTTTGAAAGTTTCAATGTCAGCTGAGATAGCATACGCATTCTGGAACTCCTGGTAATGGCGTTCTACAGTGTGTTCATCAACCATACACCACACGAAAGGTGTAGGCTCTTGCCAAACATTCGGGGCAGCAATCTTAGAAATGTAGCGTGCCGCCAAGAACTTGCCGTAGCTAACCGAGAACAGTTGTGAGAGAGGATTGATAAATACAATCTCAATTCCACAATGATCGAACAATGAGCCCGCATAGTCTGAGATAGTTTCTACAGGCTTGACATCATTCTTAATCTTTTCGATGCAACGGTTGAGCAGGACAACGCTAGTGCTAACTACTTTAGTTACGCCTCGCTTGGAACAATACATCTGCAGATGTGACAGAGATTCGATCTTATCTGTCGTCACATAAGTATTCAATCCATTGAACATTCCTTTGAGGTGAGGAATGTATTCGGCATCTGCCGGTGTTCCTACAAAGGCTGCACATACTTGACCTTCCACCAGTTTACGAGTGGCAGGAAGATTTGCAGCTTGTGTAGATTTATGCTGAGCTGCTAGAGCTGCGAGTTTAGATTTGAGATCAGAGGACATTTAGAGTTCCCATCCATTTGTGTAAATGCCTACACAATCTAGATTTGGATTTGTGGCTACTTCCAAAATGAATTCGTTATGGAAATATAATGGCCAGTCTTGGGGTAAGAGTCTGTCAAATACAATGGGACCATAGAATGTATCTGTCAGTTCCCACCATACGCCATCGACCAGTTCACATCCATAGTTTTTAGACATAGTTAACCTCTAAATGTTTGGTGCTCCGAACCGGACTCGAACCGGTACAACTTTCGTTGGCAGATTTTAAGTCTGCTGTGTCTACCTATTTCACCACCGGAGCTGGATTAAAGACCTAACTAAAATACCCCAAAGTCTTGTGAACTCTGAGGTACAGAAGTTAGGACTCTAGATCAGTTCCAGAACATGTCGTGAACAACTTCTGCCGGAAACTTATCGAGACCGCTAGCTTCAGCCTTTGCGCGCTTAATGCAAAGTTCTTCAAGATGTTTGCGAGCATTCTTAATGCGCTCATTAAGAAGATCGCCAATAGTTTCTGCCTCGGTATTAGGATTAACTCTTGCAACAATACCTACGGCAGCACCTGCGTTAGTGGTTTGTTCACAATTCTTGCACATAGTATTCTCCTGTTGGTTAAATAACTTGCAGTTCAACAACATCAGTATAGACTTGCGTCTTTTCCTTGTTGGCGCGCTGCTTAGTAATCACCAAAACTTCGGCGCCATTGGATTCAGCAACCAGTTCACGATTAGATTTGGCGCCGTAATGTTCAGCCAGCGAGGCCAGAATCTTCTTAAAGCTACCTTGACCGATCTCGTTATCCAGCAGATACAGCACAGAAGTTTCTGCACCGGGCGCCAGAACTGCTTCACCTGCATTGGTAACTTCTACAGTTTCTACCAGCTTCATTTTCAGTTCAAAGCCCGGATGATTATTGACTCGCTTATCCTTTGCAGTCTTATCAACCCAATTGATAACAACCTTGTGAGTACCTGCAGGGAAAGGCTTGAATTCCGGCATGTCAGCCAGATCGTCCAGAGTGCCATCGAGAATTGCGTTGACGTCGAAATCAGAATTAGACATGATATAGATCTTTCAGTGTGTTGGGTTTAGAAATTAGCGGGATCAAAAACGTTTGGTGTAGACTTGTAGATACCGAAATGGTTTACACATTCATCTACTTTGCCGTACAGATTGTCAAGTGTAGAGTCGTTACTAATAGACCATGTTACCTCCGGTTTAGTGAATTGAATTCCGGCTTCCGATTGGTGACCGGGAATACCGACTTTACCATCATATCCTGGCCGTGTCAAGTGGATCACAATACCAGAGTTTTGTACTACATAATCATATTCGTTCTGGAATCTAACATCAGTAATTACAACTATATCATCTGAGTTATAGTTTCGTGCATCTGCAGTTTGATTAGTAAGTTCAAGATGCATACGATTGACCCAGAAATCTAAATCAAAATGACGAATGATCTCTGTACCTACATATTGCAAAATCTCACGAGGAGAAACATCCCACAAAGAATCTGGTAGTTCTTTAACATCTGCCTGATAGAAACGATTAATAGGCAATCCGAACATTGTAGCACAGGCTTCCTTCAGAGGATCTGCAAATGCTAGTGCCCAAGTGTTATCACGAGTTGAGTGTAGAAACTTTGCAATAGTATCTTTACCTGTACCTGCGTGTCCATGAATGCCGATGAGTTTAGGGAAGTCTGGTTTGAACATGGTTGTGTACCTACTTAGCTTTGTTTAGATTCGCTTTGATTGCAGCCAGACCTGTAAGAGCTTTCTCTCCAGGAGTATTAACTTGTTTAACATCTACGATAGGCATTTCTCCTGTAAAAATTGGGATAAGACTAGGAGTTTCCAAGGCTGAGATATCAAAGTCTGTACGAGATTTGGTTAGCACATTACCAAACTCTGTTGAGCGAGTGAATGCGCGATGACGTTTGTTAATGATATCTGTGTAGACTACATGAGAGAAGGCACCAGAGATCTTGGAGGACATATCTTTGGAGCCGAATGCTGGAACAATCTTTGATTTGCCGTCTTCCATCTCAGCTTCAATTGCATGAAAGATAACTACGAGATTGAATCTAGCTGCCTGGAATTCTGAGTAGAAGAACTCAGTCCACTTACGCAATGCGCCCCAGTCATCTCGTTCTGGTTTGTAATCTACAGGCTGACCTTGTGTAGCTTTAGCTAGAATAGAATGAGACAGTTGAGAACCAGTGTCGATTACAACAATGTCTTCTTTGGGGTCTAGAGCTGTGAAGTCAATTGGAGAGAAATCTTCCGGAGCATTCTTTGTGCAGTTAGGACAATTGAATACTCCATGCTTGTGACAAATCTTACCTGACTTAGCTTTGAATAGCTTCATCAGAGTATCTGCAGCCGCTGGGAAAGATGCAGAGTCTGGAATGTCGTAAAGTTCTACATTCTGTTGCTGCTCTGGAGGAAGCTTGAGAAGAATGTCAGAATCGTTATCGAGTGTGAACCAATGAAGGTGAAACTTTTTAGATAGCTCGGCCGCAAGAGTTGATTTACCTGTACCAGATAGACCTACAATTGCAATACGAGTTGTATTAGTTAGTGTCTTTTGGCTTAATTTCATCTCGAATTTCCTTGATGTAGTAATTGATTCCTTTAATTGCATCAAAGAATAGTCCATGATGCGATCCGCACATTTCAATAACCGATTGAATGTTAGCTCTAGTTCTGTAAAGTGTGCCTAGTTTTACAAAAGCTTCTTGAACTTTTTTCTGAGCTTCAGTTGGCTCTGGCGTTACGTCTAACCAAAGATGTTTACAGTCTCTGTAATATTTGTAGTATAGTCGGCGAGTACAAGTAATTACTTCGCCTGTCTCAATGTGTTTGAGTTTCATACCGTTTCTACCTCAATGCAATTAGTTTATACAAATCTTCCATAAACTTGCCGTGCAATTCTATAACTTTTTCAGCCAACTCTTTAGGCATATCCGGAAGAATGCAATCTTGATTTGCATTGGCAATATCTACAAGTCCACTGGACGTTTCTCCAAAACTAAACCAAGGTCCTCCAGTGAGTTCATCTACATATTTTTCGCGCATAGGATATTTCATATCAAGTCACCTCTACCTTTCTCAGTTGTGAATCCAATAGATCTTCCAATCCAATCTGCACTTGGTACACTGTCTTATCTTCTTCTTCAGGCGTGCACTTCTTAGTCAGATATTCCGTACTCAATGTGCATGTCTGAAAGTATTCACACTCTCTTGCAAATGTATGACAGGATTCACCGTGCATCGGATAGACTTCAGCTTCTTCGTATAGCTTAATCATCTCAATGTCTAACAACAGCTCACGAATCCAAAGTGCGCGCTGAAGAAATGATTTAACAAATGGGATTGGTGTGTACTCTTGAGACTTAGTTTGATAGACTAGATAGATTACAGTGTATGAAGATAGATCAGGAAAGAGATTGTCAAGCACCACAGAATAACCGACAGCTTGAGCAGAGTTTTTATATGTGGCAGGATTAAGAGTAACAGAACCTGTAGTCTTAACTTCAAGCACAACAATCTCACCTGTGATTTTGTGTCGCAGAACAGCATCCACGAAACCACGAAGACGAAAGCCGTCAGGAAAGTTGATACTGAAGCTAAGCTCACAAGCAGGACGATCGTCCACATATACAAGTTCGTACTCATTTAGGAATCCTGAAGCTCGAATACTGAGGAATCTTTGGGCCGCGAGAATGGCATACCAAACCGATTTCTTATTCTTCTCGTCTTCTGCAAATAGATCGGTGTGCCATCCTAGAAAGATCTCAAAGATTACTTGGTCTTCAGATGTTCCAGCGAGGATAGATTGGATAGCTGCTCCAACAACGTGGCCGAAGGCGAATGTGATTGTTGACTTGAGATCTTCTTCTGTTCTGTGAGTAGATCGTAGTCGGTTAAGTTGAAATTTTCTTGGGCACGAATGCAGCGTGAGAAGTGAGCTGTAGCTAAGTTGGCGAATCCTGTAATCAATTGTTCCTTCATATCCAGATTCGTGCCAAGCAACAATGTCAGCTCCTGCTGTTCCGTCATCGTCATCGTTTCCTGAATCTGAACTGCGTAATCCCACAGAAGATACAGGATTGTCGAGCAACTCTTCGAGGGAAAGCATGATTGTATTTCCTGAATGAGTGGTTGATACAGTGTTTGTTCTGTACAAATACTAAAAGGCTCACATTGGAGCCAGTTAGATAAGAGTCTGAAATCTTTTGCTAGAAGTCCGCTAGCTATTGAGGCTATTAGGAGTCTGTTGTGCAAAGAAGATTGCATTGAGTTGAGACCAGTAGGCACAAACAAATGCAGTTGTGTTTGCAATCGGCGTGCGCTTGAAACGATCAGGGATTTGGTAGCGAGATTGGATATAGTTTTGCATCTGCAAACTCCTAGAAAGCGTCGGCGCCAAGAGTGGCGATTTTATTCGACAGACTCTTAGTCTTAGATGCTGATGGCTTAGTTAGTGCTGCTGCAAACATTGTATTAGTCTGTTGCTTCAATCCGTTTACTACAATAGCTAACTCTTCAGGTGCCAGAATCGTAACTTGTTCTGGATACTGCCGCAGAGTTTTGTGGATCTGTTGCAACAGAGTTGGCATTGTAGGATGCTTGGAGAGAAGTAGAGTAGATAACTCAGCTACTTTTTCCTTCAGCTCAAAACCTACATTCGGATTAGATTGGTTGTCCATTTGCAGCTCCTACATTATACAGTGCCTGGGCTTGCATAATCTGTTGAGATTGCATCAAAATAAATTGTTGAGTGATTGCATGCAAATGAGTTTGAAGCAAACCAATCAGCATCGGGTAAGGAATGTTAAGATCAGCTGCCAGCTTAATGGTCTCTTGAAGTTTAATATCAACCTCTCCAAAGTCTGCAGTAGGAATAATTACTTGAGAGTCTTTGTAAGTGCTGGTCATGATTAGTTTCCTTGAGGATTAGAAAGGCGGATGGCCGTCGAGTTCATCGATATCGAAATCTTCTTCGTCGGGCTCTTCAATTGCTTGATCTTCTTCTACTGTCAGAGGATAAGCTTTGAGATCAATATCTTTCTGCTTACAGATCCATTCGGTGACTGAGATCCAATCTTTGTTCGGCTCAGTTGGATCGGTAAATGTTTTGTTAACTTGAGACAACGGAAACCAAGTTGCTTTTAGCGGCTTGTCTAGCTTAGTTCCAGAGATCTCATGGACCGCAAATAGGATTGCTTTGTCAGTTCGTGCAACTTTCGAGCCTGTAAGTACACGATATACATTTGGTTGTCGAGACATGATTAATTACCTTTCGTCTAGAAATCTTCTACACTTAATGGTTTAAACTCAAGCCAGAAAGTTAACACAGAGTTCTTACTAGCATGAGTCATTACTGCTGTACGTGGTTCTAGTTCCAGCTTATAGCCTAGATCCAACCACTTCTCTTTCTGGACAGCACGCCAGATTCTATTATGCAGTGCACGCGGAGCTGCCACAGAAACAGTATGATCTTGTTTCAGTCTAGTCCAAATCGAATTGTATTGTCTTGCACTAGGATTGGCTTCGATGCCCACGGCTGCGCTGATTTAGTTATCGGATTTATTTAGCTACACACTAGATTTCTGCTTTGACATTTCACTGCTTTTAGTCGACCAAAACCGAAACACCTGTGAAAGTTACCAGCCAGTGTGCAGCTAAATAGACCCAGAAAGTTCCAGGCCTACAGAAGTTTTTACACCTTCACGCCACTCAATGCCGCATCAATTGGATTGACAGGCGTAGAGTTAAGAGTTCCGCCAACAGATTTAGCTGCTGCCACAACTACATTCACAACTGGCTTAAGTTCATCAGCAGTTTGTTTCAATGCCGGTGCAGTTGCTTGAACCAGTTGAATAGCTGCATCCAGTTTAGCTGCACCGGCAGAAGCTGGCATGATTTGTTCAACAGTGTGAACTGCAGCAGAAACTGCATTGAGAAGAGTCATGAAATCTGAGAAGTGGAAAGACATTTGAATGTTCCTAGAAGATTGGGAAGGTAGACATTAAAAACTGTACACTAGCGGAATGCACAGTTGTTAGTGTGGACAGTTTTAGTACGTGTCCAGGTACATTCTCTATCTCTTGTTAGTCATCGCTTACTGCCCGATACTTTTACAGACATTTACCCTCGGGCCTAACGGGGTGTTCAAGAGATAGAAAATCTTTTACAGATTCGCAGCCAGCAATTCCACATCGTTGGCCTTCAGGTAAGTGTCCAGCTTGCCAAGCAGCAGTTCCAGGATTTCAGCGAACTGGTCACCAGACTTAGTATGTTCAACATACATAGACAGTTGATCCTTCAGCTTGCCCAGGATTTCCTTGTTGGTCTTAACAATGCTGAATTTCTTTTGATAGACTTCAACAGCAAGAGCAATAGCTTCCGGCTTCTTGTTAGTGACACCCGGCATGATTTCCAGGTAATCCTTAGCAAAAGCTTCCCAGAGTTCCGGAGCAATCGTCTTACGTTCAGCGCGCGGGGCAGTTGCAATTGCCAGCCAAGAAATCTTTTCCATCGGGAAAGTATCTTGGCTAATGCGTTCGTCATCTGCAACAAAACTACCAGCAGCAGAACGAACAGTATCAGCAACAACTTCCAGCAGCAGTTCAAGTTGCTTACCGCCAGCCTTCAGGATTTCAATAATACCTTGAGCATTAGGAACCGGCAACTTCAGTTCAACCGTCGGACGTTGATTGTCCATCTTATCCTTCTTAAAACGGAACTTGAAGTCCGTAAAAGTGACAGTCGGATCAACGTTTGCGACGATTTCGGTTTGGTTGGTTTGGTTAGCTTCAGTCATTTCAGTTTCCTTAGATGGGATGTTATCCCGTTGAGATGGTTTGAGATTCGGCAAACTTTGGGTCGGTGTTTGCCTAACCGATGCACGCATGATAAGCGATCTGGGGTTAGCTGTCAAGGGGTACGCGACAGTCTAAGTTAGCTCAGGGCGAAACTAAACTAGAAATTGACGACATAACCTTCCTCTATTTTACCCTTAAAGTGTTCCGCCTTCTCTTCTAGTGTGTCTCCCTTTACACGTTGAGAATTGATACCCTTAACTAGTGTATCTGGTTCACAAATGATATACAACTCTTCGCGCGCACGAGTTACAGCAGTGTAAAGAAGTTCGCGAGACGTCATTGTTGCATGAGATTGATGGATACACAGAAATACTTTTCTCCATTCTGAGCCCTGAGATTTGTGCACAGTGAGAGCATAACCTAGAGCCAGAAGATTGCAATCACCTGCTTTATCTATAGTCACGACACTGTCTGTATTCAGCATCCGCAGTTTAATTGTGTGAGAGCATTGGCGAACTTTATCTTCGCCTGATGCTGCGGTTGCCGCCAGAAGAAAATCCATTGCTTCATCTTCAGAGAAATCTGTTTTGTGTACTTCTCCTTGATGCTGGCCCCAGTAATCTAGAGTGTCTGATTCTACTTTCGGCTCAGCTCCAAAATAGTTAGGGTTTCGTGCAATCTCAATAATCTCTGCATCTTCCTTATCGTACATTACACGATCGCCAACTGAGAAGTAATGTTTCTGGAAACCTGCAATGATTTCATAAGTTACCGAATTTCTTTTACGGGCCAGATGATTTGCTACATGTTTGTTTAGTTCGTCGGTGCCGAATGCTTTATTGAACGGGATAAGAATTGTGTCTTCGTCTGGATTGTAGACGCCGAGAGTTTCAGCTTGCTTAAAGAATGCGGCTGCGGTTAGAAGAGCATTCTCGGCTGAGATCTTTTTCTTCCAGGGTTTGATTGTGAGCTGACCTGGTTTGTTCCAGTTAGGTAGTTCTACCTGATCGATTGTTTTACCTGAAAGAATCCTATGCGCTAGTGCAATAATCGGGGACTCTAAAGCTTGCCGGTAGACTTCAGTTAGTTCTACATGCGGGAGAGATAGGATTTTGAAACCTAGAATAGCTGGTCCAAAGATTGGCGGAAGCTGTTGGATATCTCCCAGGAAAATAAACTGTGGTCGATGTGGGCAAGCATCAGCCAAACGTTTGTAGAGATCGACTGAGAGCATCGAAGATTCTTCTATAATCACAACACGAACACTAGATGGAATTGGACTATCTCGTGTGCGTGTAGGTTCAAATGACATCTTAGATTTAGTTGAGCCAGTTTCAGGATCCTCTACTTCGTAATAGACTGGTTCGTATTCGAGCAGCTTATGAATTGTGATTGCATTATCTTGCAGATCGAGAGGCAGATTGCGACGAATATTTGCAACTGCTCGCCGGGTATATGCGCAAACTACGATGCCGGGTGATCCTGTCTTTAGATGTTTATGGCCATCGGCTGAAAGAACTCCAGCTAAACCAGATTGGATTAGTTCTTGAGTAACGGCATATTGTGTAGTTGTTTTACCTGTACCTGCAGGACCAATTAGAACTGCTGATTGGCCTTCGTGTCCTGCCAGTTGCACAAAACGAGATTGCTGAGAGTTTAGAGTAATTAGTTTGCCGTATTTGTCTACAACTTGGTTGGATGCAAGAGAGTTTGGCGAACTTTTAGATTCCGGGGCTTTATCTGCCTCGCTGTTCGCTTCGCGCTCGGCTTTCAGTTTTGCCAATAGTTCGTTCAAATGGGATTTAGTTAGTGTGCTCATAGTATCCTCTAGTTCCTTGTGTTGTAAATCTCATCTACCAATACAATGCCTACATCTGATCCGCGCTGACGGCGGAAAGATAGTTTTATTGTTCCATCTAGTTTAGTTCTCAATTCCGTTGTACTCAACTGGGAAAGATAATGTACACGATAATCTATATCCTGTCGTGTGATTGTTTCAGGATAAAGCTTTAGTGCGCCGAGATAATAAGATGTCGCCCAGTAGAGAAGATAGTAGCGATCACAAGATTCTCGTTGAGCTGAAGTTAGGTAGAAATTAGATTGCAAATATCCGGGGACAATGATTTTAGTGCTCATGATTGGTCTCCAGGTGCATACTTCTGTGCCATTTCCCAGCGCATTTTGGCTTTGAGGTATGCCATCTTACTTGGGTAATCTTTCTCTTTCGGCTTATCTGCAGGTGCAGACATGATTAGGGCTTGCATATTTGCTGACTCTACAGAATCTGTAGGGGATAGAATTCGATAGCCTGTACCGAAATTAGATGTGCCAGTTTCTAGATCAGCTATGTCTAGGAAATTACGCTGACGTTTGATTGCATGGCGTAGAACTGAGAAGAGTGCATTAGAGAAGATTGAGCCAATTGGAATCTCTGTTTCGCAGTGTTCCAATAGTTCTTCCAGATCCTGTCGATTGATTGCAAACAGGCTATCTTCGTGAGCACACTTGGAAATGATTTGTTTCCAGTAGTCTGAGATAGAACAGCGTTGTCCGGTTAGCCGTGAGACAGTTATAGCTGTCGGGAAGTTTCCGGCTTCTGCGGCCCAATCAGCTATTTGTCCTGCATAAGAGCTAACTGGACGATGCGGATTTTTGATTAGTCTTTCGAGAGCATGTTCACGCTGGATTAGTTTAGATGAATCATGAGCTGAGCGATAGCCGTCAGTGAAATCTTGGTAGGCTTGGTTCCAGTTATGAATCCAGTAAGCTACATTTGAGAGATCTTTAGTTTCTGGAGAGATTACGTATCGAGGGAAAACTACTGCAGGATTTACGACTGTGTTGAGACGGGAGATAGATTTACACAGAGCTTCCATATTCTGTGCAATGATTTGTGGGGTGGATTCTGTTCTGATTGCAGGGACACGGAACTCAACTAGATCAGAAGAATGCAGGATTGAGAGAAATAAGAGATAGTTATCTGTTGGAGTAAATGCTGTACCTGTAGCCCAGCGACCGAGATAGGAAAGCAGTTTCTTCTGAGGCAGAGAGAAGATTGGATGAGCTACTTCTCGGGAAGTTAGGTAGCCTGGGAAGTGAGTTACTTCAAACTCTACTGAAGAGTAGGCACATAGACAGTGCATGGTTAGAATCCTTTACGATGAGATAGTTTTTAGGCCGTATATCAAACAGTTACTACATACAATTCTACAGCAATAACTTCCATGTCTTCGTTGTAATAGAACTCGCGGCGTTGAACACAGTATTGCAGGTTTGAGCCTACTTTAAAACATTCTCCACGCTGAGGAATGTAACCTTTGAAATGAGGAGTTTCATGCAGTCTTTCGCCGGTGATGTCAGAAAGAACTGTGAGAGGGAAAGTGTGAAGGATAGACATTTAGATCTCCAGTTAAACATTTACACGAACAATTTGAACTGTGTCTCCGTAGCCGTCGTAATCATACGGCTTCAATATCATATTGTCTATGATATAGTCGTTTGTGAGACCCTCGGCATAGCAACCTAGCCAATTTCTTAGATAATTGGCTGCTTCTTCTAGAGTTGGAAAGTCCGAATTGATCCAAATTTTGGAGCCTTCAATTACAGCGGGTTTTCCATTGTTAAGGACTCGATAGATTAGAGACATTTAGATCTCCTAGTTTGCACTGAGATAATAAGCTGCGCACGTTGAGACTACAATGATGTAGTACCAACAAAATCGCTGCCAGTGTGTGGATAGTTGATTATACCAATCCGATTTGCTTTTCATATTCAGCTTCCTCTTTTGGTGACATTTCATTGTTTGTATAGCGACGTTCTTGTTCAGCGTCAAATAGTGTTTTGGAATCTGTTGTTGGATCGGTTAGGTCTAGTTTAGCTACCATTGAGTTAGGATTAACTCTGGTTGCATAATTGTCAACTCGATAACCAGACTCGATATCTGAGATATATTTGCCTAGATAACGAGTGAGGGCTGAGATTTGAGATTGTTGATGGGAGAGCTGATGTAAATGTTTCAGCTCGGCTAGAGTTAGATATGGTCTGTACTTTTTTGTGCTCATGGCGCGGTGATCCTTTCTACGGCTAAAATACCGCTGTTAGCAGACATTTAGGTATCTGCTAACTAGCGAGACTCTAGTAGGTGACTGTACCTACAACATATTCAATCCCTGGAAATGCGCGCCCAAAATCAGCTTGTAGTGATTCAGCTTTTGATTGTGCGTAGGTTTTGTCTGTTGTTTCAAAAGGTTTTGATCCAAAATAGCAAAGTTTACTTGGCAGTTCTGGGTCATGTTTGGCAACTATTACATAGAATGTTTTAGTAGAGTTTTGGGGCTGCTCGTCCTTTGCTGCGCACTCGCTTTTACATTCGCAATCTGAGGCACAGTTAGGAGATTTACAGTAAGGATGACGATCGAAAGTGTAAGGTGTTTGAGACATGATTAGAGTCCTTCGCCTTCAGTGTAGGTGATTTGGATACAGGCGATACGCATTACAGTCATTTCGCCGGCCAATGCGGCTTCTCTTGTTTTATAGATAGTACTACCTGCATAGATGCCAGCACGGTATGAATTATAGAGATTTATCCAGCCAGTTTTAGTTTCTGGCTTGATGCGCCATTCTAGGATTGGCTCATTAAATGCCGGAGAAAAGCCGTTGTCATCAGAGCCGTTTTGATCGTAGGTTTTCCAGGGCCGTGGAGCACACTTGTATTCAATCTCTTTACCCTCAGCCCAGGCTTTAATTACTTCAGCCCAGCGATGGGGTACAGGTTGATTGGGTTTGGTTTCGGTCTCGGTGTTCATTTCAGTTTCCTTTTCAATAGTGTCAAAATCACAGGCACGGCAAAGTGTACTAAATTGTCCGTGTTTATCGCAGGTTCCCATAATAATACTCCTAGTTCGGCTCAAAACGGCCTCACAGAAACACATTGTAGTATGCTTCTGTAAAGTGTTCTAGATCTGGCTAAACTTTCGTTAACTCTTCCATTTTAACCAGTATAACAACAATCCGTTTTAGTGCTAGATAGCTAGCATACTGAACATTAGTTTCTCCTGCATCTGTTATTTTCTGTCGGTACAGAGAAAACAAATGAGGAACATTTAGATGTTTTCTATAATCATGCTCTTCTACTATCTTAATCAATTTCTTTATCTCTGGCTCTGAATACCTTTTACAATTGTGCCAATGATATGGAACTGTGGTTACTCCGCTAGTGACAGAATATAAAGAATTTTCACCCATGTTTCACCTTTGAAAACTAAAATAAAAGTCTGTAAGTAGACTGCTAGACCTCTAGACTAACACTACACCCATAGGGTGTCAAGGGCATGCCTATAGGCTAACTAACAGTGTACTAATACATTCATACCTCATAACTAATCCGTACATAATAATTAATCTACGCCCTAATCTACTCCTTTACACTCTATAGCTCTATACCCTATCGTCATTGGGTAAATATTTAGGCGTCTAAAAATTTGTATATAAACAATTATTTAATTATTAATAGGGGGATATATTAGTATATTAGAGTGTAGTGTAGATTATAGGTGCACTAACTAACTAGAGTGTGGAAGTTAGTGCAGAGAGCATCGGCTAGACCGGGGTGAGGCAGTCTTGGTCTGTCAGTCTACCGGTCTACTTACAGGATTTTAATTTACTAATTCGAGTACACAACTAGACCGACACTGCAATCTAGTATGCACTCAGTTAGTAAACTACACCAGATTACAGCTCCAGCAGTTCTTCCAGTTTCGTTTCCTTCCGCTCCATCGCATCCAGTCGAGCAGTCAGCCGCTCACTGACTTCGTCACCGTCAACTGATGCCAGTGCGATAACTTTCCTGCAACCAGTAATCTGTACAGCCGACAGAATGGTTTTTCCACCTGCCAAACTGCTGACCAATCCCTTAAATCCATTCAATTGCTTTTGCACTGTCAGCATTTGTTCATCATTCAACTCTTCGAAACCGAGCTTTTCAGCCACCACAACAGTCAGATTATCTGCGACAGCAGTATCGAACCAGCTCTCAATGAGTTCTTTTGTCAACCTGTTCCCGGACGCTTCAGCTACCAGATAGCCGACAATTGCATCTACACCGATTTCATCATCGTGCACCGAAGACAAACTACCATTCTTGGTTTCGTACAAGCTCCGAATAATCCCATCCTGCGCGGATTCCATCAGCCCGCGGATATACGGAATCAAACGATGCGCGGAATCAAGAATAGTTTGTTCTTCAATCACCGGCACCGAAACACAGACAGCAGGAAACTTAGCCTTCTGATTCTTTGTTGTCTTATAAATAACCCGAGCCAACCGTTGACCAGTCAGCGCAGCCGACTTGCCAGCAACAAACGGATTGACATTGTGGGATGTGGAAACATTCGACATTTGAGGTACCTATAGAATCTAGTTTGATGGTCACGACAATTCGTGATTGCAT